GAACTGAACCGAACCGCCGATCTTCCTGACGACGCGCCGATGCGTAGCACCCCACGCAAGCGGCGGGAAGCCGCTGACCCTGCCAAGGCGCTGAACAAGCCACTCACGCCTACAGACGAGGTGCTGCTGAAGCTGCTGAAGGGCAACAAGCTGACGGCAACCGAGATCATGCGCGCGATGCTGATAGGGCGTGACACGCTCCGAGCCGTATTGCTGCGTCTCGCAAGTCGCGGCATGGTCGTCAAGGAAGTGCGCGGTAACCACATCACATGGCACACGGTGGGGGATCAGAGTGGAACCTAAGCCTATGACGGAAGCGCAGATGCTGGCGCTGCTGGACGTTCTGCCAAACACGATGAGTCCAGCGGACATGGTCAAGCTGTTCGCGCAGCTCCTGCACTCCTACGACATGGTGGAGGAAGCCCCTGCCCTGCTCACAGCCGTGCTGCGCGTACTGGCGATATTGTACAGCACCCCCGACAAACCGATGCACTGAGGAGATACCGATGCACGACGACAAACCGACTCGCGTTCAGATGCTGGAGACCGCGATCAAGTTGACCGGAGGAGACAGGAACAAGTCCTACGGACCTCCCTTCGACAACCTGTCGGACTGCGCGGCACTGTGGGACGCCTACCTCGGATGCCGCAAGGGTGGCGCGATCTCCGCCGAAGACGTCGCGTGGATGAACGTGTTGCAGAAGATCGCGAGGTCGCTTCAGCCGGGGTTCCATGCCGACAACTACGTGGATGCAGCGGCCTACGCAGCTATCGCGGGCGAGTGCAGGGATATGCGCGGTGCTAATGCGGGGCATTAACGACCTGTTAGGGACGCTACCTAACACCTTCCGCATCGTGAAGAAGCGGGATCACTACTTCCTGTACGACGGCCCCACGCGCGTTGTGTGCGTGGGCGGCAACTCGTCCAAGCAGAACGACTACCTAGATAAGGTATCTCGACTAAAACTAGAAAAATATCTGGAGAACGCAGGAGTACCCCGTGCAGATCGTAACGATTGACTTTGAGACCTACTACGACAAGGACTACTCCCTGTCGAAGGTGACAACCGAAGAGTACGTCCGAGACCCCCGCTTCCAGATCATCGGCGTTGGGGTCAAGGTAGACGACGGCGCAACCGAGTGGTTCAGCGGCACGCACCGGAACATCCGGGAGCACCTGAATAAGATCGACTGGGCGAACAGCGCGATGCTGGCTCACAACACGATGTTTGACGGACCGATCCTTGCGTGGCGGTTGGGCATACACCCGAAGGTCTACCTAGACACTCTCTGCATGGCGCGCGCTCTGCATGGCGTGGAGAAGAGCGCCAGCCTGAAGGCTCTCGCCGAAACCTACGGGGTGGGGGAGAAGGGCACCGAGGTGCTGAACGCGTTGGGCAAGCGGCGTGCGGACTTCTCCGAAGAGGAGCTCGCTCGATACGGCGAATACTGCGTCAATGACGTAGACCTGACTTACGACATCTTTCGGCAAATGATGGCGGAGTTCCCGAAAAAAGAACTCAAGCTGATCGACCTTACCCTGCGGATGTTCATCGACCCCGTACTGGAGCTGGACCGCGCGCACCTAGAAGAGCACCTCGCTAAAACGCGGGCCATGAAGGAGGAACTTCTGGCAAAGGCGGAAGTGGATGACCGCAAGACGCTGATGTCGAACCCGCAGTTCGCTGAAATGCTACGAGGGCTAGGTGTCGAGCCGCCGATGAAGACCAGCCCGACGACGGGTAAGCCGACGCTGGCGCTGGCAAAGAACGACGAGGAGTTCAAGGCGCTGGCCGAGCACGAGGACGCGCGGGTGCAGGCACTGGTCGCTGCGCGACTGGGTACGAAGTCCACGTTAGAGGAGACCCGAACGCAGCGGTTCATCGACATCTCGGAGCGGGGCAACCTACCCGTACCCGTGCGTTATTATGCCGCGCATACCGGACGCTGGGGCGGGGATGACAAGATCAACCTCCAGAACTTACCATCACGGGGACCGAACGCCAAACAGCTGAAGAAGGCGATCATTGCACCTGAAGGCTACTCCATCATCGAGTCGGACTCTGCACAGATTGAAGCCCGCGTGCTGGCGTGGCTGGCAGAACAAAACGATGTGGTCGAGGCGTTCGCGGAGGGCAAGGACGTCTATAAGAAGATGGCGTCTGCCATCTACGGCGTACCGGAAGAGGCGGTAACGAAGGAGCAGCGGTTCGTCGGTAAGACCACCGTCCTCGGCGCAGGCTACGGTATGGGCGGCGACAAGTTCCAAGCCGCGCTCAAAGCACAGGGCGTAGACCTGCCAGTAGAAGAGACCAAGCGTATCATTGGCGTCTACCGGCAGACTAACGACGCCATCAGCGACTTGTGGAAACAGTGCGGGTCCATGCTGCGCTACCTTGTCCGTGGTGACGCGCTGGCATTTGGGCGTTCTGGGGTGCTGTGCGCGGTGCCGAAAGCGCCCGGTATCTTGCTGCCATCTGGGCTCATCCTGCGCTACGACGAGCTGACTGAGCAGGAGAACGAAAAAGGCGGCGTCGAGTACACCTACAAAACACGCATGGGGCCCACGCGTATCTATGGCGGCAAGGTCGTAGAGAATGTGTGCCAAGCGATTGCACGGTGTATCATAGGCGAACAGATGTTACTGATTGCAAAGAAATACAAAGTCGTGCTAACTGTTCATGACTCCATCGTGTGCTGCGTGCCCGACGCCGAAGCCGAAGATGCCAAGGCCTACGTCGAGCAGTGCATGAGATGGGTGCCAGACTGGGCGGCGGGCCTACCCGTCAACTGCGAAGCCGGTATCGGCAAGAACTATGGGGAGTGTGCGTAATGCCGTACGTGATTATAAACCCGGTGAGCATGACGTATGACGGGGGGTACTTTGAGAAGGCTGAAGCGGAAGACATGCTGCGCTTCTGGCAAACAGAACACAAACAGCCTGACGCCTTTATGGCGTTCATAGAGGGTGCCGCCTCTGAAACGCTGGAACCGCACTTTCGATGGATGGCCGGTCCCGCGCTGGTGGCACGCTGCTGGGTGCCCTGAGCGTGGAGGTATCTAATGGGAGTTTATTGAAGTGACCAGCGCAGGCGCATGGTCTTTCAGCCGCATGAAGGCGTTCGAGAACTGCCCTAAGCAGTTCTACCATGTGAACGTGCTGCGGCAGTACCCCGTCGCTGAGACGGAGGCCATGCGCTACGGCACCGAGTTCCACAAAGCCTGCGAGGAGTTCATACGGGACGACGTGCCCGTGCCCCCACAGTTCGCGTTCGTGGCCGATGCACTTGCTACGCTGAAAGCGCTGCCGGGGGAGAAGTACTGCGAGTTGAAGCTGGGGTTGAACGCCGACCTCGTGCCGGTGGACTTCTCTACCAAGAGCGTGTGGTTTCGAGGCATCGTTGATCTGCTCATCATCGACGGCAACGCTGCACGGATCGTAGACTACAAGACCGGGAAGAGCGCCAAATACGCCGACGCAGGGCAGCTGCAACTGATGGCGCTGGCGGTGTTCAAGCACTTCCCACAGGTGAAGAAGGTGAAGGCGGGGCTGCTGTTCGTGATCGCCAACACCTTTGTGAAGCAGGAGTTCGACGTCAAGGATGAGGCTGTTCTGTGGAGTCCGTGGATCAAGAAATACGCTGCGTTAGAGAAAGCGCATGAGACCGGCGTGTGGAATCCTCGCCCGTCTGGGCTTTGTAAGAGGCATTGCCCTGTGGTAGAATGTGAGCACAACGGCCTCAACAGGTAGTCCAATGGCGTACAAGAACCCCGAGCGTGATCGCCCTTACAAGCGTGAGTATCAACTGCAGCTGGCTCGGGGGGAACACGAAGACCGGATGGAACGGCAGCGTGCAAGGAACGAGTTCGACAAGAAGAACGGAAAGAGCGCCCGCAAGGGCAAAGACCTAGCGCACAAGAAGCCTCTTGCTCGTGGCGGGAGCAACGGGGACGGTGTTCGCTTGGAGAGTCCATCGAAGAACCGCGCGGCTGGCGGTGCTATGAGCAAGCCGACCAAAAGAAAGCGTTAGGGACAACCCTAACAACTGGAGAACGACATGCAGATTGTAGACAATCTTGCGCTCCTGCTTAGGCTGCGCAACCCAAAACAAGTCACCACAATAATCCCCAAGAGTAAGCAGCTAGAAAACAATGAGGTTGCTGTCTACTGGGGTGTCAACGAAGCGCAGACCCTGCGCGCGATGAACATCAAGGCCCCTTCTCCTATCGAGGGGCGCTACGACTGGCCGGGCAAGTTCAAGCCCATGTCGCACCAGCGCACGACGTCATCCTTCCTGACGCTCAACAAGCGCGCGTTCTGTTTCAACGAGCAGGGCACGGGCAAGACCGCCTCGGCTATCTGGGCAGCAGACTTCCTGATGAAGCAGAAAGTCATCAAGCGCGCGCTGGTGATCTGCCCCATCTCTATTATGGACAGCGCATGGCGGGCGGACTTGTTCAGCTTCGCGATGCACCGAACCGTTAACGTCGCGCATGGTAGTGCCGAGAAGCGAAAGAAGATCATCGCGCAGCGGCCCGACTTCCTCATTATCAACTACGACGGCGTGGAGATCGTGCGGGACGAGGTCGAGGCTGCAGGATACGACCTCATCATCGTGGACGAGGCGACACACTACAAGAATGCGCAAAGCAAGCGGTGGAAGGCGCTGAACTCTCTGGTTAAACCGGATACTTGGCTGTGGATGATGACGGGCACACCGGCAGCGCAGGGGCCAGAAGATGCCTACGGCCTAGCCAAGCTGGTGAACCC